GCTTTTCCATCCACATGCCGGATGCTTTGGTAGTCACCATTGAGTCCTTAAGTAGGGACAGCACTGTAGTCTTCTGCACTCAGCCTCTTTAGGTCGTGTAGGGAGCCAAGAGGGTCGGGACCCCCCTTCAGTGTAATCGTACGTATCACCCACTCTATCTGCGTGGGTTGTAGGAATGCGAAAATCATTTTGTCACATATCTTGGATGGGGGCTAAGTCTCGTCCGTGGTGTGACCACGTTTGGAAGAACGTGTAATAAATACTCCGTGTATATACACAAACACAACACTCATATATGTGTGTAACTGTGAGATTTTGCTTAATGAACAGGAAACTGTTCAACGCCAGAAATGGCCCCGCGGTATATCCGCCTTACATGAGCTGCAAACATGAATGTAAGTAAATCATTGTGTTGACTGCTCCACCTTATCTCGATGGCCCATCCCGAGAGGGTGTATACTCAATCTGTCCACCACGCCACAGGCCAAGCCTGATGTGTGGCGGGACCAACCTCCTGGTTGCTGTCTGGGACCTTCCCCAGTGGCCAGGGCTTGCGAACAGCAAGATAGCACTTCAAAGTCAAAATTACAATGTTATTGACAATGAATCAATTACTAGTCAGAGTATCTCAAAATTGCCAAGCAAAAGAAATCGATCGACGAACCCCCAACAAGTTGCGTCATGGTCTACGAAGTGGAATGCGATCGCAGGTCCACAACAACTCTCCTCCTAGGGGTAGAGAGTTCACTGCTAACGCAGGTGTGTTAAGTCCGCTAATCAGCGGCGCTCCACAGAAGTCGGGCAGGAGCAAAAATTCCCGAAAGCGCGATGATCTTGAAGAGATCTGGCGCCAATTTGGTGAACGACCAAATAAATTCCATAGCTCACACTCACATCCAAAAGAAAAGAAACTATCTAGTTCACATGGAACTATTACTGAAGGAGATGATATGGGTGGACGCGGAAGACGTGGTGGAAGGGGACGACGCGCGCCTACTCCTGGAAGAAGGAAGAAACCAACCCTTGGAAAGAAAGGCACGAAACGCGGTTCCAGAAATCAGCAGTTGGCTACGCAGGCACGAGTGCTTCGCGAATTGGCTGCAGAAAATCCGGCCATCAAGGGACAGTTGGGAGGCCGTGTCATAAAAGGACGGGGAGCATATGATATCCCTGTCGCTATGCCAGCAGCTGGTGGATCAACTGGATCTTGGGGATCTAGAGTCGGTGGGTGGCTAGGTCAGAAAGCGGGAGGGTGGCTTGGAGGATTGGCAGAAAAGTATCTTATGACATTCCTCGGTGCTGGAGATTATTCCACTGCGACTGCTGGTCAGAATATTGAGACAAATTCTTTGATTGGTGTCGCTGGACCAAATGCTGACCAGATACCACATATGCACCGTGATTTTGAAGGTGTGCGGTGCACTCGCCGCGAATACCTCGGAGCATTGAACGCACATACCGATTTGGTCAAGGGACAGTTGGGACCGATACAGCCTACTAATGCCGTTATGTTTCCTTGGATCTCAACTTTCGCTGGGAATTTCCAGAAGTGGATGCCACTTGGCATAGTTCTTGAGACACAGAGCTACACCAGTATGGCTACCACTTCTGGTGGGCTTGGACAAGTCGGGTTCGCTGTCCTTTATGATGTGTATGCTCCGCTCCCTGTTGATATGAAAGCCCTCCTTAACACTGGAGGGGCGATTGGAGGTAAATGGACCAATGATATGGTCGTGGGAGTTGAGTGTGCAAAGGGGACTAATCCAAATGTCCCTTATTACATCCAGGCACCTGACCAGGCCACACCTCCCGACCAGCATGAGTACGCTATGGGAAGGGTTTGTTACTATGATCAGGGGGCCCCTGATGGAGGATTCCAGTCTGCAGCTGGTCTGTGGATAACATATGACATTCTTCTCCTTGATCCGCGGCAGCCGGGACCCAAGACTCTTGCTATGTCCCACATCCCACTCGATTTCGACGATGAAAACACCCCTCTCAAGCGGTTTGGAGATGAGTCGGCAGAGTACGATGGCATTGGTATCATTGCCATGGATGACCTGACCGTGAAGTTGACTCCTGATCTTGACACATCTGTGGCTTATAAGTTTGAGCTGTTTTTATATTCGGATGGAGCTGAGACTGCCATGGTGCCGGCTAAGTTGGATAACTATGGTGGAGGGTTTTCTGCACTTGATGATTTCACCGGAGATGAGCCTGGTGAGCACACTTCTATTGACACAGAGACCTCGGCTAGTACGTCAAGCTCGGGCTTTTATGCCATAACCTTATTGTATGATGGATCGGGAACTGATCTCTTCCCACCCTACATTTCCTATCAAACGGCAGTGTTTGCGAATCCAAATGGAGGTGACTTCTTCATCCATACAATGCCACTGAATTCGATCCCTGGCGACCAAAAGATCATCCCGCGTACATATAAAGTGCCAAAGCGAAGTAAAATAGTTGGATCTCACAGTTTGTTTCATAGAGAGGAGGTCGATGCGGGAGCCACTCCCAGCTCTGGGGAATGTAGGTGCCCCATTTTGAGGTGTGTCTGCCATTTGAAGAGGCGGTGCCGAGCAGATGAGAAAGCTGTGCCGATTCGTGATCAAGTCTGTGTAGCTTTTGATTTGATGGCGGACGCTTACTTGAAGCATGCAGATAGCGCTTCCAAGTTTGTTTTGGAAACTATGGCAGATCATATCGGCGTATGTGGGGAATCTCATCCAAAGTTGAAGATGGTGCTGAAAACCCACAAATCGCGCCCTGAAGGCAAGGTGGAAACAAAGTTACAAGTCGAGGTTGACTCTGATGAAGAATATGACAAGGTTGTTAGGGCAGCGGCGGTTAAGCGTAGTCAGAGAAAAGTTGACCCTCCCCCGCCTCCCCCCACACCTCCTAGACCTCCTACACCTCCTTTCCGACCAGTTCAAACCTCTACCTTTCATCTTGCTAAATTTCCAGAAATCAAGCCCCCAAAGGTGTCCTTGTTGCATCCGGATGGCTGCGATTGTTTTCATTGCGAGACTCTATCGGGAAATGCAGGTTCTGACACTAACTCTGATGATGTGGGTCATAGAGCGTGGAAGATTATTGGACGTAGAGACATTCCCTCTGTCCCTTTGGGCCTTGCAAATGTTGGGGTACTTAGCGTCGGTACAGACATGGATGATATGGCAGCTCATGCTTATGTCACCCATACTGATAGGACTAAGCCACCAATCGTCAATCCCGCTGGGCTTACAGTAGCAGGCAGTGTTATCAGGGAGATTTACGCTGCACGAAGAGCTGCTCTCTGGAAGCATGACAAGTACGCCCCAATTGCTGTTGAGTATCCTGACGGCAAAGTCATATTTGCCCATCTGTCGGAGGAACTTCCGGCTTGGTGTCAAGGTAGGTATGAGCAGAGTGGGTGGACTTGGCAGCTGATTGATGACATGTTCCGTTTCTCAATTACAGGTGAGAAGCCAATGCTGGAGAGGCCTCGAGACAAGGAGATTGGAAGTGCACACGGTTCTAAAACAGAGACTGATGATCTGATGGCTGCACAAGAATGTCCCAACAATGCGTTGTGCCCCCTGTTAGGTCATTATCACAGAAAGAAGTCTTCTAATATGAAGAAGCCTGATGATGAAAAGAAAGCTAAAGAAAGAAAGAAATCTTCGCCAAAATTCGAACTTTGCCCACGCGCCACTACGCTTGAGTGTGGTGATGGATACCATTGGCATGATTTGGCCCAAGCGGCAAGTGAGCCTCTGTCGGCAAAACAGTATGCTGCACTCGCGAGTATGGTCAATAAAGATTTTCAAAATAGAAGGGATGAAATAGACTTAAAGGTTGCGAAGTCGGAACCCAAAGTTGGTGCAATTGTGGAAGCGAAAGCAGTGTCGAAAGATAGTTCCCTTTGTGCCAATGGAGGACCGGCGGATGAAATAAAATCAATAAATTTCTATGATGAATGGTTGAAAGAGGTCTGCGCGAACTGCAAAGCCCCTGACCAAAAGACAGCTGAGTGTTGTTTTTGTGGCAAACCCATGCCTTTCTTTAAACCTAAAGTACTTGTGCTGCCTCCAGGAGTTCATGATTCAAAACATGATGGTGATGATGGGAAGGAGGTGAAGGAACACAAACTCATTGAGCCTGATTCGCCTAGTGAGAGGTTCAAGAAGGTTAAGTTTGCCGATGAGCTACCCTGGTGCAATGGCGGGGTGAAGCGATTTGACCAAGCTTTACCCAAGCTTGATGCGGGACTACGGAGTGCCAGAGTGCTTGAAGATTTCAAACGTCAGACAGAGGCACTTTCAAAGTTAGCACCGCCACCTGTGCAGCCAGCTTTGCATGTTCCTCTTGCCATACCTGTGAAGAAAGTTCAATTTCCAGAGTGGTCTTACAAACTACTTGGACCACTCTTTTATCCAAAGAGCGTGAAGGACGATCCTAAACCGCCAGATGATGGAAAAGGTAATCCCAAACCTCCAGATGGTGGTGGTGGACCTGTTGGAGGTGGTGGATCTCCGTCAGGGTCACGGCCACCTTCGAAATTTCCTCCAGATGATGATGATGATTCAGATGAAGCTGAATTAAAAGAAAAGAGTCCAGACGAACAACTTGACGCCGAGATGGATGGCGTTGCAGCTACACTTATGCAGAGGAAGGATCTTGATTGTGAGGCTGATCAAAATGTGTATATAAACAAGATATTTAACCGCATGCGGCATTCACCTCTTGCTGCGAAGTTTGGTGCATTGTTGGGCCGGAAAGCACAAGCAAAAGTTGCTGCGGCTGAGATTGATACGATGTCGCGCCGAATTGAAGCGGCCCACAAGAGAATACAGAGTGATTATAGTGAGCACTGGTCTGAGTCTGCCCTTGACGCACTATTGGGTCGTGGATCAAAGTCACCCTGGCATTCTTTTTCTGGGTTTCATGCTGCCATCTACGGTGAGCACCCATGGTTTACACCTGAATGTTTCATTATAGGTAGTACGCCTATGCAGAGGCTACAGTCTGTTGAGAAGAGGCCTGCATACAGTTGCCCGAGCAGGAGTTGGCTGCATTGGCCCTTTAAATGTACTCTAGGTGTTATGCGTATCCTAATCTGCGCACACTTCGAGGAGTTATTTAAGTGGATTCTTACTCTTAAAATGCCTGTAACTCTTGATGAGATGCCTATTGTCAATTTCCCTTTCAAGGTCAACATGAAAGGGTATGGCTTCATCAACCCTATCATTGACCCAAAGTTGTTGCCTGGATATAAGAAGATGACGGGATATTTCCAGGAACCATTTCAGACTAGGGCCGTCGATCTGCCCCGCATGGAAAATGGCTGGATTAGCCAGAAACATGAAGAGCCGTCTAATCCTTGGGAAATCACTCAAACTGTCAAAGGATATTATCGTAAACCCTTCCAGCCGTTGGCTGTTGATCTTCCGCGTGAAGAGAATGGGTGGGTGAGTGGCAAATATGAGGAGACGCACACTTGGCCCAACTACGATCTCATCAAGCAGGCTGCTTTTGTGCACGTTGCAGCCTGTTGTATGTTTGCAGCCTTTGACAGTTTTATGGCTGAGTCAAGACGGTCTAAGTGGATATGGAGGCGGTTTGCTGTGCGACTTGGACATGGAGTTGTTTCACACCTACTGTTGTCAACTTTGGACCCATGGAATCGACTTTTGACGCATACGGCCCATAATGTCTTCATGTACATGATGGACATGGATTTGCAGCTCAATGTAGTCAACTCAGTGTGCGTTAGTGAGCAGACGCATGTTAGAACGCGCACTCAATTAGACTATCGAGAACAGAGGAATGCAACTCAAGACGCGAAAGAAGAGCCTTGTGATGTTACGTTTGGAGCCCGCGCACTATGGAGTGTCGAGGGAATTTACTCGGACGTTTATCGTAATTGTGTACACAATGAGATAATTTCACTTGAAGGTCGTGTTGGTAAGTTACTTCCTCAACATGGGCGCAAGTCCGAAGTGTTGGCTGAGTGGGTCATGTTGACGTATGAGATGGCCGATTACATGACTTTGAAAATTAGGAGACCTACACATCCCATGGAATTTGACGATTGGGTTTGGACATTCCCACCTCATAAACAACGTGACTTGAAGAAACTGAAAGATGATGGATATGAACTTAAAGACCCAAAGAAAGCAAAGAGTTTCATAAAGCAGGAACTTGTCATGCGTGATGAATTGGCACTGGATAAACATAAAGATCCACGCATGATCCAAGGATGTCCCCCTGAGCTAACAGTTGCAGTTGGCCCGTACTTGAGGAGACTAGCAAAGAAATTTAGAAGTGCCTTTAAGCCCAGTAAGCACAACATGCAGGGAAGTGTTAAAGCTGGTGATCACATAATCTACACATGTGGTATGAATGCTGTTGATATTGGTCAAGCATACTCGGATTGTTTGAACACGATCGAGTCCATGTGTGGTGCTGGAGAGTGGGTCGTGGTGGTGGAAGATGATGAATCCCGCTTCGACGAACACATTACGGAAGGTCCCTTCCATTTTGTGGATCAATTCTACAAGAATCTCCTACCTGCAAGAATCAGGCTGCATCTTAAGCGTACTGCGAGATCCCGAGGCAGGACTTCGCTTGGAACAAAGTACACTGTCCCCTTTACAATGCAGTCAGGTTGGCCAGACACGTCTTTGGCCGATTCGGTACTCAATGCTGTCATGAAGATGAAAATCCATGGCATTGGCAGAAATTGGTTATCGATAATTTGTGGGGACGATAGCGTCACTGTGACTACTAACAAGGAGCTTGAGCGTTTAGGCGGCGCTAAGGCCATCGAGAGTTGCTATGCACGCTATGGCATGGAATGTGAGGTGGTAGTAAGAGACGACCCGTTGAAAACCGAGTTTTGCTCTTCACGCTTCTATCCATGTGGTGAGACATATATCCTTATGCCGAAGACGGGAAAATTCTTTGGCAGATTAGGATGGGATCGCGTTGACAGACAACGGAAGTCTCAGCTAGCTTGGGGACGTGGTGTAATGGAAGTCATCAGGATTTACGGGCAGATTGATCCAATCCTGAATGATCTCTACGAGACACTATACCCACAGCTTGGCTACGGACCTGTCACGCGAACGTACGAAATGCAAAACAAGTATACGTACACCCCTCCAAGTGGTGTTGTTCCAACAACTCATTGGAGTGATGTCTACACCTTCTACTCAGAACATTATGGCCTGAGTGCTGCGGATGTCGATGAGCTGCGCAGAGAGGTTAGGTCGATGAAAATCGACACTCCGAGTGCAGGCCGACTAATGCAACACATTTGCCGTGTTGACTGCTCCTAAGGGAGCAGCTTGCTGAGGGACCAATTACACCATCTGTGTAAATACACACACAAACAAACATGCCTAG